CCACCGTAGCGAACATATTCAAATTCTTCCCCAACTCCATCGACACTTACCGTCCAATGTACATTTTTAAATGTTTTAAGTAAATTGTAAATTTCATTATCGATTATACTTAAATTAGTGTTGATTCGTATTTCTACTTCAGGATTAATTTCTTTGATTCTATTTAACAATACTATGTTTTCTTTTATGAGCAACGGCTCTCCACCGGCCAAATAAATGTGTTCTACTGTATCAAGGTTGTTGTAAATGTAATCTAAAGATTCTTGTAATGCATTATCGTTTATATGTTGTGGTAGATTTAATTCGCTTGCCCACTTGCTGCTTAAATCAGGTCCGCAATACACACAGGCAAAATTACAGGTATTTTTCCAACGCAGATCTAACATTTTTAATCGATAGTTATCAGTTTTATCAAAAAAATCTAAATCCTTAATAGGTAATGTTTTTAAATACCAAATTCGATTACTAATAGATTCAGTGTTAAATTTTTGATTTTTTTCTAGCATATGACAATGCCCACATCGTGCATGTAGTACATCATTTAACATATCTTGTTTGATATTTTGATTCGACTGGTTATGGAGTATATCACGTAAGGGTTGGGTGTTTAGATTGCCCAAAGTTGTGTAAGTAATGGCACAATTTCGTACATCACCGTCTGGTTGTATATAAACCCCTAACCAGGGTAACGTGCAAAAACTTTTTTTGGTTAAATATTCTTTTGGTGTCATTAGTTTAATGTTAGTTCGGATATATTAAGGTTATTATCTTGTGCCAATTTTACCATGGATTTGAAAGTATTGACCCAGGTCGACAATGATAATTCTTGTTCTGATGTCATAGGTTGATTGTATAAATGTCCAGGTTTTATTAACATAATTTTAGGCAACGGATTTTTAAATGTTAATTGCATGGTGGCTTCATTCAATGATAATTTTGAATTTCGATATAAATCCATCATTGGATCGTTGAACAAATTAGAGGGGCACGTTGGGTAATATGTTAGAATAGAACTAATATTAACAATTATTTTATTTTGTCCCTTCCATTGTTTCCATAACTCATATAAAATAGTTGTCTGTACAAAATCTGGTTTAGCACAACTAATAAACATATCACAACTGTTGACTTGTTGTAGCATTTCCTGCATACTACTCCAATCTCGCAAATCATATCCATTGCTACGACTAAATCCTAGTACATCATGCCCGTCGGCTTCGTATGTTTTTTTAAATTCTGCACCGAGTCCAGATGTATGTCCTGTAATTGCTATTTTCATAATGGTCCCAAACTGATATCTGCTATGCTTAAATTATTTTTTTCTGCTTTGTTAAAAATCTCTATCAAAGTCTGTGCCCAGTTATCAACATCAGCCGCAGGTGGAACGGTTTTGTCTAGGTTGGTAGCTATGTTTCCAGGACGCACAATAGTCAATTTAATTTGTAATCTACGATTTTTGATTTGTTTGACACTTTCTTCTAATGCGACTTTTTGTACACGATATTGGTCCATATCCAGTCCCGGCAAACACGATGTCGGACGCTGGGCCATTTCAAACAATAATTCTGTCTGTGCGTACCCAGCCTGGGCATTGTTCACAAACATGTCACAGGGTTCAATCTGATCTGCTATTTTAGGAATGTTCCTTATGTTGTTGCCTTCACGCCGGCTAAGCCCTATAATATCATGTCCAAGTTGTGAATAGATTTGGGCAAGAGCTTGTCCTATGCCCGCGGTGTGTCCTGTTATTGCTATTTTCATAGAATGTTTCTTAATTTCTTTTGTTGTGCTATATATGCTTCTCCGGCAACAATATCGGTATTATCAACACTCAACTTGATGGGATTTCTTAGATATGCCCAACTGTGATCAATTCCGTGATTGTATGCAAATTCTTTGATGTTGGCCAGGTCATCCACATTTAGGATGCTAACTGTGGTCCATAAATTCAATTTAACCGGCATGGCTTTGTATTGCATGAGATTGTTGTAGAATGTCTGCCATGATATAGGCCAACGGGCAAGTTCATGCACAGAACCTATACCATCACAGCTGACTGTCACAGTAACTTCGATGCCTCGGCTGGCTATGTCTACAAGTTCGGTCAGCACTGTGCTACAATTTGTGTTGAGACGTAATGTTTTGAGATTTGGTGGCAAGTTGGCCAATAATTTTTTGTAGTTTTTACTGTAGCTGGGTTCCCCACCGTTGATGTCCAAATGAACTATATGTTCTTGCGGCAAGGTCCAGAACTTATCAAGATTGTTGTACACAGGAAATCCAGGTCCATTTAGACTGCCTATGCGTGTGCTCAAACTTTCGTTGCAACTCAGGCATGCTGCATTACACACATTATCCAATACACCACCCACCTGCAGGTAATCTAATTGCGCAGTTTGCTTATCTAGATCAATGGCATACTGCCTTACGCTGTCAGGTTCAGTTTCTTGACATCTCACACACTCAGCAGGCCAAATGTCAGCAGACATTTTTTCTTTTGTCTTGACCAACCAGACACTAGATTCCATATCAGCCAAGGTATCAAACTGTGGGGCATTGACCATGTGACCACAACGGCTCACTGTGCCGTTGGGGTTGAATCTCACAAAATGATCAAGTCTTGGACAATACATAAGTTGGTGTCAGGATACGTTGGCTGCGACCAATGACCCAGTCATAGGCATGTGTGTCGTTGTGCTGAATGTGTTTTACCAGTTCAGCAAAAGTCATTGAAGTCCCAATGCTGTCTACTAGCACTTGGTCCATGCGTTGATACATCTCGTTGCAGGGTATCTGTGTATTTATTTCTAGTTTTTTGAACGGTTGTTGATGGAGATCTGTCACTGTTTTAAGATCATCCATGCCTAAAAAATTCAACACACATTCGGAGTTCATGTATCGAGCCAGATTGACCAGCCATGAAAATTGTGGAGCATAGTGTCGATTGAGATAAAGATAATTTTCTGCAAACCAATTCACTGTGTGAGCGTCAAGATCTGGATGATCTCTTACTGTTGTTTGAATAAAACTACTGATTCCGGATGCCAAGCGATCCACTGGGTCTCTGACAAACACATCTATACTGTTAATTTTTTTAATTTTTTCGTTGAGGAAAATATTCCATTTGTTCTGTTTGGTTGCGGCCAACAAGCTAGATTGTCCGTTTTTAAATATAGGATACACATACCGCTGTGATGGTATGATTTCTATTACCTCACAGCGGTCTGGAAAAATAATGCAGTCTAGATGCGACAGCATCGATCAGACTTTTTGACGTGCCCGGATCATGGCCAAAATATCTTCGGCCTTTTGAGTTGCGGGTTTGGCCGCCACTGGTGCTGTGGCCACAGCAGGCGCATCATCCTCATCAAAACTTCCCGAAACCGCCGGAGCTGGTCGGACCACTGGTGCTGGCGCATCTTCATCTACCGGTGCAGTACCGGATCCACCAGCTGGAGCATTGACACCTGCTGGACGGAAATACTGTCCCCACCGTTCTGTGTCATAGGTCTGTCCATCTACTGACGCTTCGAACATTTCTTTGATGACCTTGACTTCGGCTTCACCGGGCCGCTTGGGCAAGAACGTGCTCAAATCAAACAGGCCGTGCTTTTCTACTGCGGCTTGCTCGGCTTCGGTTAGTGCCGACTCTTTGCGTGCCCATTTTGAACTGTTGTAGTCAGCGAAACCACCCTTGCTGGTCTTGCTGATACGGAAGTCCAGGCCACGCATCAAGTCTGTTGGCAATTCCTCCAGTTCTGGATCCATGAGTGCACCTTTGATAAGTGTGAAGATCTGCGGACCAATAATGAATCTACGTATGGGGTTCTCTGGAGTCTTGTCATCGGCCAGGGGATTCTCACGCACAAAACCCTGGAAAATGTAACTGCGTTTTTTCCAATACTTGCGACCCATGTCTTCCAGTGCCTTGTCCTTGAACCAGGTGCGTACTTCCGTCAGCACTGGGCAGGTCTCTTGCCACATCTCCATGCATGGCACTTGGACGTAGACTTGTTTAGAGTCTGCTTCGCCTTTGATGCCATTGAATGGCAAGCGGATCATGGCCCGTTCTTGCCAAAAGAATGTGTTCTTTGAATTACCATCAGGCAAGAAACGGAGTGTGGCACTTTGGCCTTCTTCCATGTTCCAGTGTGGGTAAATCGAGTTGTCACCGCCTGTGGAGTTTCCGCCTTGTTTGGATTCGCTGGCGGCTAGTCTTGCGCGAATTTCTGCTAATGATGCCATAGTTGAGTTGCCTTTCTAAAGTTTACTCGGTGTTGCCTATCTAAATGTTTAGATGTTACGTTGCCTGTGATGCTGAACAAAAAAGCGCATACACTTTTACAAGTATAC